CATGTGGTATTTGATAACAATACAGTTTACGATCCAATCAAAGCCGGTAACTTAGAATTAGCAACTAACATTGCATCAACAAGTACAAGTACAGGTGCTTTAATAGTAGCTGGCGGTGCTGGTATTGCTGGCACATTGGTCGCTGGACAAATCAACAGCACGGGCAATGTATTAGGTCAAGTTGGTACATTTAATGCGTTAACTATAAACGGCAATGAAAGCATAACTGGTTACTTAAATGTAACTGGTAACATCATAGGTGCAGCTGGAACACTAAGTAACTTAACCGTAAACGGCAATGAAAGCATAACTGGTTACTTGAATGTAACTGGTAATATTTTAGGTGCTGCTGGTACATTTAATGAATTAACCGTAAACGGCAACGAATCAGTGACTGGTTACTTGAATGTAACTGGTAACGTATTAGCATCATCATTAAGCACCGGTCAAATTAATACCACAGGCAACGTCTTAGCTACAACTGGTATATTTAATGCATTAACAGTAAATGGTAATGAATCAGTAACTGGTTACTTGAATGTAACTGGTAATATTTTAGGTGCATCTGGAATACTAAGTGGCTTAACTGTAAACGGTACAACAACTACCCAAGCATTAAATTCAACAGGTAATGTCTTAGCCACAGGTGGTATATTTAATGCATTGACAGTAAACGGTAACGAATCAGTGACTGGTTACTTGAATGTGACTGGTAACATCATAGGTGCAGCTGGAACACTAAGTGGATTAACCGTAAACGGCAATGAAAGCATAACTGGTTACTTGAATGTGACTGGTAACATCATAGGTGCAGCTGGAACACTAAGTGGCTTAACCGTAAACGGTAACGAATCAGTGACTGGTTACTTAAATGTGACTGGTAACATCATAGGTGCAGTTGGAACACTAAGTGGCTTAACCGTAAACGGTGTTACATCGATTACTGGTAATGTAATTGGTGGCCTTGCACAATTTGCCGCAATTAACTCAACCCCGATTGGCAATGCATCAACTTCAACTGGTAGATTTACGACACTGTCAGCAAGTGCAAGTTTCTACGCCAACGCTACAACGCCAAGCACTGCGTTTAATAATGGCGCTATAGTCACACAAGGTGGCATCGGCGCTGCAGGCAACATTAGTATTAAATCTCAATCACAACTAACTGTTGGTGCTGATATTGCTAAAGTATCATTAGATCCTAATCAGGTAGCTTTGTTGACATCTAATGTAGCAGGATACAGTTCACTTTCTATTCAGAATATCAGTTCTAATTCTTACGTATCTACCGATTTCATAGCTTATGCTGATAATAGCACCGGTGGTGAGGCATTTATTAATTTAGGTATTACCGGACAAAATTACAATCAGCCACAATTTAGTGTTTTTAAACCCAATGATGGTTATTTACTTGTGCAGGGCAATGCTACTACCACTGGTGGTAATTTAGTAATTGGTACATCACAATTAAGTAACGACATATTGTTCTTTACTGGCGGAACAACCACAGATAGAATAGTAGCTAAATTCAGCGATATAGAATATAATTTCCAAATTTTATCAAATACATCTTCAACTAATTCTTCAACTGGTGCATTAGTTGTCACAGGTGGTGCAGGATTTGGTAGTAATATTTGGGTTGCCAACGGCGCAGTAATTAACAGCGCACAAACATCAGATAACTTTATTATTAGAACTACAAGCTCTACAGTTGGATTACTCTATAATACTGCACAGCAAACACTAACAGTTAATAGCGGTGCATTTGCAAATAATGCAACCCCAGTACTCGGCGCTACATTAGCTGTTCGTGCTACAGACTCAATGCTAATTCCAGTAGGGTCAACAGCACAACGTCCGAGCAATACAGGTAATATTGATCTACAAGGTATGTTACGTTATAATACCAGCATAAACAATCTTGAATGGTATGATGGCGGACAATGGGCTGTCCCAGGAAGTGCGCAGACCACTGTGATCACTGATCAATCATTTACTGGTAATGGTGTACAAACCACCTTTATATTGAGTAATGCATCATCAACCAATAGTTGTATTGTTAGTATCAACGGTGTATTACAAATTCCAGTCACATCATACGCAATTACAGGCAATACATTGGTGTTTACAGAAGCCCCAGACGCAAATGATGCAATTAATGTACGTAAACTAACTACAAATCAAAGTATTAACAGTTTAGCATCTGCTAACGGATATATGGTATTTGATGTATCAGAAGGGTCTGGTACGTATGCTAATATCACCGGCGGGTTTGCAGCAGCAACAGTCAGACAATCTATCAACGCAGAAGGTATCTTAAGTTTGGTCAATGATACTAAGATTGCTGCCAGAGGAACTAATGTTAATATTGTAGCTAACGCAACTCCGTATGTATTAGATACATTTACACAAACTCGATACACTAGTGCCAAATATGTTGTTAGTGCTAAAAAAGGTGCAACTAATATGGAAGCATATGAAGCATTATTAGTAACAGACCAAGCCGGTAATGCTTATATCACTACATATGGTGTTGTTAATAATGGCACAACGATGGGTGTACTAAGTGCCAATGTACTTGCAGGTAATGTACAATTATACTTTACCACTAATACTGGTATGACTAATGCTAATGTTAGAGTCTACACTACTTATATTGAATAATGGGCCAACATGTTAAAAACTCAAGAACGGTATCGTAGATATTATCAAGGTGAAAAGATTGTTGTTGACCGCAAATACGCCGACGGTATTTGGCAAGATATTGTTGAGCATGTGCCTAATGCTGTAACTAACAATCAAATATCTAATCGTGCGGTTGTACTTGGTAATGGTCCTGGCAGATTGGCTTTTGAACTTAAACACCTTAAAAATTTTAGTGGTCTATTAGGAGCCGAAACAGTGCAGACCTATGGGTGTAATGCACTGTATAGAGATTTTCACCCAGACTTTTTAGTTGTGTCTGGTCATCCTGATATCATCAAAGAAGTAGCAGAAAGTCAATATGTTAAAGATAATGTAGTTTATACTAATTCTATACATTTATTAGAATATCCAAATAAATTTTATCTAATACCGCATGATCCTTACAGTGATGCTGGTACAGTCGCACTTTATCTTGCCTGTTTTGATGGACATAAAAAAATATTCATGTTAGGTTTTGATGGTCAAGACACACCAGGATTTAATTATAATATCTATTCTGATACTAATGGATACGATAGTAAACGTAGTTTAGTGTTGGAAGACAAATGGATTAATGATAAAAAAAATATATTTGATATCTATAAAAATGTTGAATTTATACGAGTAACTGAACACAACACTGAAAGATTGCCTGAATCTTGGCGATATTGCACTAATGTTAGAACTATGTCTCGCAATGATTTTATTATTGAAGCAGGATTATAATACTGCTTCTAAAGTCTTAATCTTCTCAACCACAGATTTAAAATTGATCGTTCGCCACACACCTGGGTGTAAAGGTTTAGGATGATCTTCTAAACTAACCCAACAATATCCACGATGTTCGTAATTTAATGCAGGAGTAAATTCTTCATCTATGGGTATTAAAAAAGTATGATAACTAAAATGATTATTGTCGCTGGTAAATTTTTCTATAGGAATAACTTTAACGTCAATGAAATCATATCCTAATTCTTCTTTTAGCTCTCGGTGCAATGATGACAATAAATATTCGCCAGCATCAATCTTGCCACCAGCAAGCCCCCAAGTTCCAGAGTATTTTGTAGTATTACGCAGTAAAAAAAGATAGCGTTGAGTAGCGGTACAATAGATAAAAGTACCTACACCTTCTATATGACCAGTGTCCACAGCCCGCCCTTGTACTCGCCTTCCCAGCTTTTTACCCATTGATTGAGATTCCATTTGTATTGAGTTCCAGTATTGAGATTACTTACATATTGTATATTAGTTGCGGGTTGACTGTCAAATACTACTGACCAATGCACTCCATTGAATTGTATAATATCGTTGGCATGAGCTACTAAATCTTGGCCATCTGTACCACGCCAAGCACTTGGTCCGGTGCCTGGTGTATTATCAAAGCTACCAATATCATCTAATAGTAAATATCTGGTATTTGTTGCAGGATTAGTGATACTTGAATTAACAGTAGTACGTTGAGGGTCGATAATAGCATTGATAGCAGTGAGGGTGTTGGTAGGGTATGTATCTACATCAGCATTAAAAATTAGTATGCTGTCATCTGTGGGATGATAACTTACAGTGCCGACTACTTCTGTAATTTCATCTTCCTGTAATAATCTAACCTGACTTACTCCATTTTTTAAAGCACCGTATACATTAATCAAACTGCGCCATATATCTCTTGTTCCAACTTTAGTGGGGGTACTTAGTGTGGGTTCACGCGGATCTTCAACATCTTGCACTTTTAACAATGTCAATTGATTTCCAATTAACAACACCCCATAATCCAACGGAGTAAAGTATTGTCTTGTGCCCATTAAATTACTGTTATCAAGTACATCATCACTGAGATTGCCTTCACTGTCGTGTATGCTGGCAATGATTTTCTGTATGACGCCTAATTTCTTAACCTTGGCCGGTGGACTAATCCACACCGGCAATTTAAATGTTAATGTTGCTATGTCAATTGGATTTTCGGTACCAATTGGTACACTACGACTTGTCCACGTAGGACTATCTAAATAAACCACGCTTAGGCTTGTCCAATCGATGTAATTATCTGTTGATTGTATTTCTAAAGCAGGATTAAACAGTACCATAAGTTGTTCTAGTAACTGTAATTTTTGTTTAGTGTTTGATGTCCATATGTCTAATTTTAATTCTATGGTGTAGGGAACTGGCATCAATCGTTCCACTGTGACCGCATTGCCTTGACGATTTTCAAATTCTTGAGTTTCTTCGTTATAATAACGTTGGCGTATGTTCATCTTGCCAACAAAGTCTGGTTGTTGTATGCGGTCTCTATCATAGGTAACGCCGTTAATATAAACAGTCATAGCTGGTACAGTTGGTGTAGCATTTTCACTGACATTTGTGAGTATCTGTGCTACCTGACGACTACCGTCACCGTAGTAAACAGGAACACGTTGCAGAGTTTTGTTACCATCTCGATTGGCACCAAATTCGACCTGGAATCCAGATACCATGCGAATAAATTGTGCTAAAAAGCGTTCAATCTGTGCATCATAAAAAAATTGTTGATTAGCTGCCATTATATATTATCCGCTGAAGGACGCAAGGCTTGACTCAAGCTCTGACGTTCGTTGATTACATGTTCATAAACTGTATATTCCAATAGACTACCAATTGGCAATGGTGATGCATCAGACACTGTAGCACTGGATACTGTGCCTGAAATATTTCCTGCTAGTGTATATTGTACTTGAGAAGTATTAGCACTGGCAACAGTCCAGGTACCATTAAATGCAGTTTGTCCTGTAACTCCAACAACATAAATGCTTTGGCCAACAATGAAAGGGGTAGTTGGTTGATCCGCAAAGGTCAATGTTGCTGTACCACTTACAGCATTCGCTGATATAAGTTTAAATGATCTTGGACGAACTGCTGTTGTGACTGTAAAGGCTATGTTACCGCTTGAGTTACTAATTACGTTATCTACCTTGGTACCATCTACAAAAGCCTTAACTCCATATGTACTAATATAAGGAACTTTAACGACAACAGTTTTAGTAGAAAGTGTAAATGATAAAGTTTTAGCATTGGCTGCTGGTGTATACGAACTTGATATGCGTATACCATCCCAGGCTACTGCATTGCTCATAAATTTATTTGTATCGTTTACAAAACCACTGCGTTGAGTATAATTTGTTGATCCTGGTGTTAGATTAGTTCTCACTCCATCCTCTACTTTAACCCAACGACGTCCGTCGTATCGGAACAACCTATTAGGTACATAATCTAAACGTAAAAAATAATCTCCTGACCCTGGTGATGTTGGGAAACTAATACCGGCAGCAACTTTTTGACCATTCGGAGGTAATGCATCTCCCGTTAGGTATCCTTCTACTTTTCTTGCTGAAGTTAGTGTTTGGGCACTAGCGTCATGATTCACATCACTAGCATCATCTGAAATGGTGCTGGAGTCTAATGCTCCGGGATCTGCAGGCAACCCATCTGCACCTACAGGTACAGTATAGATCGAGCTGGTGTCGTACCCACTGGCCGGTACATCTTGTTCTGCACGGCTAACGATAGCATCGTTGATTTCAATATACTTGTTATAGGTACTGATAACTTCACCTAGAGTATTGGTGCTATCACCACTGTCAGTAGCTGGTAAGTTATTAAGAATGTCTTTATATTCTTGGCTGTCTACCAATGGTTGTAATTTACAACGCCATAGGTGTGGCCAATAGGTTGCTGCAAATCCTTCAGCGGCACGTGTAGCATCTTGTATGACATAGAAACGTTTAAGTGCGGCACTGACACCTTCATCTATAGGATAGTAGTCTATTAGGTTAGGCATTTCTAACACATCGCCTACCATGAGCTTGCGTCCAATGATGTCAATCATGTCATCATAATGGAACACAGCGAACATGGTGTCACCGGTTAGGAAAAGGCCAAACTGTTGTAGATCAAAGTCATTGTCATTTACACGATAGATAGTGCGCATAGTGTAAACACTGGTATCATACTTGCGATCACGATTTTCTAAGAATAGTAAGTCTTGGATGCCAGTGATGCCTATAGAACCCGTTTCTGTAGCACTGGTATTAGCCTGTGCCAATGGACCTAAATATTTGTGGACATAGACATCAACCCCACCTACAGTGAACATTTCACTCATTGTTTTGTTGATGAATTTATCGTCGTTGCCTTTGGTTGGCTTGTATAAACTTAAACGTGGCATTACAGAATCCTATTATCTAGTATTTATCGACATTGACAACTACACCAAAATGTGTTATACTGTATTATGGCTGAAATTACTCAAAGTTTAGATTGGGCTCATGTGCAGACAGCACTGGAAGCGCCAGCACATAAAATGAAACGTTACCCCCATGATATGCTCAAAATGAGCAACGCCATAGGTAGTATGGTTAAAAAACTGTCAGAAGAGGAAATCAACTGCCGTAGGCAAGGGCGTCAGACCCAAAAGCATAAGGAATTATTAGAGCAAATTAACCAAGATATAGCACAATATGAGCAATATTTGACTTTTGGTGTGCTGTTAAATGGTTGACAAACTAACCAAAAGATGCTATAATACACATAATAAAGGAGTGACTAAATGCATGATTTTATTAAAAAACTTTTAGACAGCAAAGCTACTCTGGCTACTCTATTATGGATAGCTATATTTACCTGGGCCTACAATTTAGATTGGGCTAAAAAACCAATCGTCCAGCATAAGCCCATTGGCAGGACCATCGAAGAAATTATAGCCACACCCGTGAATAAAACAGTAGAGCTAAATTGGGACAATGATTTTAAATCCAGTATAGAGGAGATCAAATGAACTTCAAATGGAGCCAACCTTATCCAGGTGAAAGCCGATATGAACGCCTTTTCCGTGCTCAAAGAATCCTACAACTATCACGACATGTCATGCTGTTAGACACAGTGGAGCCTGTAGAAGATTTAACCCAAGCAATTACCTACCTTAAAAAATTCCAACTTGGGGACAAACAATGAGCACACCAGTATATATGGACATAGGTGAAGCATATAGTATCGTGCAGTGGCACGGTGAAGAATATGGACACAGCAATCTCTGGGGTGCCCTAAACAGCATGGAAGAGAATTGGGATGATTTGGATAATATGGAACGCTCGGCTTACAAAATGGTCAAGCGTGAATTAGAAAAAGAGCTCAAGGATGTTCGTGTCTTAGAAGACGACGGACAACCAGATTAGTTGACAGATAAATTAAACTCTGTATAATTAAATGATTAATTAAGGAATCAGTATGGCAATCAAGATTGACGGAATGAAAAAGAAAGCTAAAGTCAGCAATATTAATTTTAGTGATGAAAAATACACAGGTAAAGAACCAATTTGGGATTATGATCGTGCCTTAACTTTTTCAAACGAAGAATTTGACCATCACTTGCGTAAAAGTCTAGCCTACTATAATTATTATTATGGTCCTAAAGATCTAAAGAAATATGTTGTGGCTTGGTTGCGCCAGCATGAAGGTGCAGAAGGTTTACATAAATTAGATAGGGCTACTATTGACCGCTATGCTCGCTCATCAGACAGCCTAACACCATTTACTGTTTGTGCTTTAGTCAAGGCCAATGAGCGCGGCATGCCGTTACGTGACCGTCATGTAGAATATATTCTTGATGCTGTTAAACGTGTGTTGGATATGCGTGCAGATGATGAAGAAGTAGAAAAAAAGGTAATTAAATCTGAAGTTAAAATTCCAACGATCCAGGATCGTATGAATGAAGTGGCCAAGAAACATATCCTTTATTTTGAAATATTAGAAGATGCCCTATTCGCAGGGGAAACTGTAGATCCTAAAGCCTATGAGTATCTGGTTAAAAACACAGTGCCACAGGCACTAATCAGCAAAATTTCCGCAGTATTTGAGCCACGATACGCTGAAATTAAAGAAGCACGTAAGGGCGAAGATGACCAATTAAAAGAGGGTTACAGCCACTACAAGGCTGCAGACTTCAAACGCTGTGAAGCATTTTATGATAAGCTATTCCAAGACCTAACCGCTTATAATCAGACTAAGAAAGCAACTAAAAAAGCCGCGGTGCGTAAGCCACCACAAAAAGAAAAACTGGTCAAGAGCTTAAAATATCTCAAACAAGATACAGCTCTTAAGATTGTGTCAGTTAATCCGGTGGATATCGTTGGTGCAGAAGTGTTATGGGTCTACAACGTTAAAAATCGTAAACTAGGTCGTTATGTAGCAGAAGATCAAGGTGGTGCACTTGGAGTTAAAGGTACAACTATCACAGGCTTCAACGAAAGTAAAAGTACGCAAAAAACTCTGCGTAAACCTGAAGAACAGATTAAAGCATTCTTGGCCAGTAGTAAAGTAGAATTACGCAAGTTCTTAGACAATATCAAAACAACTGAAATCAAACTCAATGGACGTATCAACGCTGATACCATCCTACTCAGAGTGATCTAATCCCCCTCAAGGTAGCGTAAAGCCAAACTTATCCTGTTGTAGATAATAAATACACTATAACAGGATAATTTAAATGTCTTTACTTCCAGCAAACGTTACATCAACCGGTAATCTAACAGCAACTCTTAGTATGCAAACTGAGAGCTTGTATAATACCTATACAGGTACAGGTGCTGGACATATAGCATTTGA